AGAACAGGGTCAAGCCGGGCGAGGGCATCGAGGTGCAGCTCACGCCCGAGCAGATGAAGGGGGCGATCTTCCCCATCACCTTCCCGGGCCCGAACCCGCAGATGGCCGAGTTCGTCAAGGACCAGAAGCAGGAAGCCGAGGAGCTCTCGGGCGCTGGGGAGATTCTCTCGGGCGAGGTCGGCGGGTCGAACGAGACCGCCACCACGACGCAGATTCGCGTGTCGCAGGCCCTCGCCGGCATCGCCATCATCAACAAGCGGTACACGCGGGCAAGGACGGCCGAGGCTCAGAACCTCGCCCGCCTCAACAGCGTCTACATGGAGGACTGGGAGTATTTCTCCGTCGTGGACCCGGCGAAGCCGAACGTCGTGGACGATGGGAAGGTCTCGCGGATGGACTACCTCCAGGACTGCGACATCACGGTCACCGCCGACCCGCGCATGGCCTCGCAGCCGCAGCGGATCGCCGAGGCCCAGACGGCGCTCCAGGCCATCATGGCGAGCCCGCTCACGGCCAACGACCCGCTCATGGTCGCCGCCGGGCAGAAGGGCCTGTTCGAGGCGATGGACCGGCCGGACCTCGTGGCCGGCCTGGACCAGATGATCGCCCGGCTGGCGCAGCAGATGATGATGGGCGCTCCGCCTCCTGGCGCACCTCCTCCCGGAGGCCCACCGCCTTCGGGTAACGGGGGCGGCCCCGCGCCGACGGGCCCGGCGGTGCCGATGCCGAAGACCGTTCCCAATGGCGGCCCGACGCCGACCAACGGGCCCCAGGTCGGGGGGCAGGTCTCGTGACCGGGTTCATGGACTTCACCGCCGACGAGCGGCGCGACTGGCTGACCAGCGACGTCACCAGGGCGTTCCTCCGCGAGCTGGAGACCATGGCCGCCGCTGCCGTGTCGTCGATGCGCGTGTGCATCGGCAACGGCGACCTACCCGGCGCGGCGGAGTTTGAGGGCCGGGCGTCCGGCTACGAGATGGCGACCCAGATTGCAGGGAGGACGAGATGACCAGGCTCAACGAACGACGGACCGCGTACTCGATCCCGGACCTGCCCTACCTGCCGATGGGCAAGGTGGTGCTGGTCTTTCGCATGCCGTCCGCGGAGAAGTCGGCCGGTGGGATCTACATCCCCGAGACGGACAGGGAGCCGAAACCCATCGGCGTTCTGCTGGCGGCTGGCCTCCAGGCGCTCGACGTACTGCGGGACCACCTCGTCGAGATCGGCGACATCGTCTGGTTCGGCAAGTTCGCCGGGTGGGAGCACGAAGTGAAGCGGATCGCCGAGGGCAAGGGGGAGCAGGTCCTTCAGCTCAAGGTGGACGACATCCTCGGATCTGTCGACGCCCTGGAGCGGATGGGCTCTTCCCACGCCCTGGGATTCGACGACCAAGAGGGCGAGCACTACTACGAGGAGAGGAAGCGCAATGGAAACGGAACCCGAAACCACCGAGTCTGAGGAGGAGCTTTCCTCCAACGTCGAGCCCACCGACGACACGGAGACCGAGGCGCAGGAGGCTTCCGGCGACGAGCCTGCGAAGCCGTCCCGAGCCGAGCGCCGCAAGAACTGGGTGGCCGAGCAGCGGCGGGAGAAGGACGAGTTGCGCCAGGCCCTCGCCGCGCGCGACGCCGAGAACCGCAGGTTCGCGGTAGAACTCGCCGAGCTGCGCGGCACCGTCGCGGCGACGCAGAAGCGCGACACGCCGGACCCGACGACCACCAGGGTCACGGAGCTGCGGGACAAGGCCCAGCGCCACCTCGACGCCGCTTCTATGGCCAAAGATCCGGAGACGGCCCGAAAGGAGCTCGCCGCCTACCACCAGTCCCTCAGCGACGCCCAAGAGGTGGTCATGGACGCCAAGCTCGCCAAGGCCCGCGAGGAGATGTCCTCGAGCGCGATGGACCCGGCGACGGCTTCCATGGCGGCGGACCTCGGCTCCGAGTTCAAGTGGCTCCGGAACAACCCGTCCGCCCGCTCCGTTGCCGACTCGTTCATCAACGATCTGCTCCAGGCGGGTCACCCGGACAGTTACGAGACCTACCGCGCAGCTTGCGCAAAGGCCGCCCAGGTGCTCAACCTCGGTGGAACGCCGGGGCGCAACGCCGACAAGCGCCAGTTTGTGGTGCCAAGCGGAAGAAACGGCGCCGCGGGCGAACACGCCGACTCGCCTCCGTTGGACCGCCACCAGGAGATCATGGCCGAGCGTCTGTACCCTGATTTGGACGCTCCGTTGGCCCACAAGAAGTGGGCGGCGGGTCCCGGTAAGGTTGCGCTCGCCCGAATGAAGCAAAAGACCGGTTGACAACGAAAATCGACCGTGGCCTAACTTAGGCACGCGCCCGACCTTTTGACGCTGGGGTCGGGAAGTGGAAGTAGGCGGCGCCTCCCGGAGTAACTGCACGACCGGGGCACGGTGACACCAAGGCAGCTTGGGAGTCCCGCATGCCTCGCGGCCGTAAGCGTAAAGACCCGGGAGAAGCACCCGTCGACGGCGACTACGCCCTGGATCAGGTGCTCGACAAGCAGAAGGGCTTCGACTACGCCCTGGTCCATCTCGACGACCTGCCGCGCATGAAGTCGCGCGGGTACGTGGACGTCGAGCGCGGTGGAGAGGATCCCGCGCACCCGGCGTTCGACATCGGCAGCGACCGCCTCTACGAGGTCGGCGCCAACGGGCTCCGCCTGATGAAGGTCAGGAGCGAGCGGTACAAGGCAATCCACGGCGCCGCGATGGCTCAGGCCAACGCGCGCCTGCAGCAGATTCGCAAGACAGCGGCTCGCGGCGATTCCGCCCGGAACATCTCCGGCGGCGGCGAGTTCGCTCAACAGGTCGAGACCTAGGAGCTGACCCATGCCCAACGTGTTCAAAGGTGGGTTCCGCCCCTGGGGAACCCTGACCGGCGGGGAGGGCGTCTTCCCGTCCCCACTTCGCGGAGAGCTGGCGAGCGCCTACGCCACCGGCGTCTTCCGCCACGACATCCTCATCGGCGTCACCGACGGAACGCTGGCGGTCGCTGCGGCGGCCAACAACGGCCTGCTGCTGGGCGTGGCGATCGGCTTCAGCTACGTCAAGGGTGACGGGAAGCGCTACTACGCGCCGACCATCCCGGCGGCGACGGCCTTCACGCCCTCGACGGTGGGTTCGGTGAACGCGAGCTGGGTGGACTACCTGGCGCTCACGCCGGACCTGATCCTCGAGGTGGACGCCAACGACGGCACCACGAACACCACCATCGCCGCCGCCATCGGGAAGATCGGCAAGAACGCCGACCTCGTCGCCGGCACCGGCGACACCACCACCGGCGTCTCGGGGATGCTGCTCAACATCTCGACGTTCGCCACGACCACGGCGAACTTCCGGATCATCGGCATCACGGGCTACCCCGTCGCCGACTACGGGATCCAGCCCGGCGCCAACGACCTCGTGTCGACGCGGGCCAAGTACCTCGTCGTCTGCAACGAGGGTCTCCTTCCCCCCTACACCGCGACGGGAGTCTGAGCCATGTCACTCGTGAAGCTGTCCGTGGTTCAGGCGTCGCTCAAGCCCACGCTCGACGTCGTCTGGGGCGACGAGATGAAGGGCAAGCTCAAGTGGGAGGACTGCGGTTTCAAGGTCACCTCCACGAAGGACGCCTTCATCGACGACCAGGAGTACGCCGGCACCGGCATCATGCCGGTCAAGCAAGAAGGCGCGATGATCGCGGTGGACTCCGTCCAGGAGGGCTACTCGAAGCGCTACACGATGAGCACCTTCGCGCTGCGCCTCGTCGTCTCGGAGGAGGCGATCGCGGACTGCAAGTACGACAAGGCCATCGACGGGACCGGCAACATCGCCCGCAGCGCGAAGTGGACCCAGGAGTACATCAACGCCGGCATCTTCGCCAACGCCTTCAACGCGGCGTTCGTCGGCGGCGACGCCGTGCCTCTCGGCTCCCTGGTCCACAAGCTCCCCAAGGGCGGCACGTACGCGAACATGTTCACGACGGCGATGTCCCTCAGCGAGACCGCCGTCGAGACGATGATCGTGAACCTGTCGAAGATGCCCAGCAGCAACGGGCTCGTCCGCGGGTACACGCTCAAGAAGCTCGTCGTCCCGATGGACCTCTGGTTCCGGGCCAACCGGATCCTCAAGAGCGAACTCCAGAACGACACGGCCAACAACGCGAAGAACATCCTCATGGGGATGGGGATCCAGCCCGTCGGGAACCCGTTCTTCACGTCGACGACCAACTGGTTCGGCATCTCCGACGCGGAGAACGGCCTCCGGCACGTCTGGCGGCAGCGCCCGGTGTTCCGCGAGCACAACACCGAGGACAACTGGACCATGACGTACTCGGGGTACCAGCGGTTCAGCTCCGGCTGGACCGACCCGCGCGGCTTCTACGGCTCGAACATCTGAGGACGCCATGTCGAACCTCAACAACGTCGTGTCGTACCCGGGGGTGACCGAGCTCCCGGGCATGGTCCTTCCTTC